AAATGATGATAAGGATCCGTTAATTAAACGAGCAATTATTACGTATGTAAAAGCTAACTTTATTCCAGATGCAAAGGAAGCTGAACGATTCCAATCATTTTACAGCATGCTAAAAAACCACCTAACATTAGCGGGTGATTATAAATGAACGATATCTTATTTTTTCCAGAGTTTAAAACGGTGGGAGATGACTTAGGACAAATAGAACAAGTCGAATTATTTATTAGACGAGTCTTCTGTAGAAAGAAGTCTGTTCCACAATCAGAATTTTTCCAAGCAGGGCAGAATGGAATTAAATCTAGCTGTGTATTAATCATCCATTTGTTTGATTATCAAGAAGAAGTGAAAGTTAAATATGGTGAAAAAACATATAACATTTACCGCACATACGAAAGAGATGATGAAAAAATCGAGTTGTATTGTGAGGTGGACATTGGTGGCTAGTATTAATGATTTTGCTAGTGAAATTACTAGAGAACTACAAAGGTATGCGAATGTTGTGGAAGAAAAATTAGAAAATGAAATTGATGAAGTAGCAGATATCGCTGTAGATAAATTGAAGCAAAAGAGTCCTAAAAAAACAGGTGGCTATCGTAAAGGTTGGCGCAAGAAAAAAGAAGGTAAGGGAGTTGTTCTTCATAATACCAAAGGACAACTAACACACCTTTTAGAAAAAGGACATGCAAAAGTTGGCGGTGGCCGCGTTCCAGCAAAAGTGCATATTCGTCCAGTTGAAGAGTATGTAACTGACGAATTACCAAAGCGAATTGAAAGGTCGGTTTAACAATGAATTTAATTGAATTAAAGAAAATCCTTGATGCTACAGGTTATCCTGTGGCTTATTCGCATTTCACAGCAACACCAGGTAAGCCTGTGCCTAAGCCACCGTATATTTGTTATCTTGTGGATGGATCACCAAACATGATTGCTGATAACAAAGTACATCACAAGATAAACGATGTAACTATTGAGCTTTATACAATAAAAAAGGATTTGGTTGCCGAATCCAAATTAGAACAAGCCTTAGATGATCATGAGATACCTTATGAATCATTTGAGGCTTTTATTGAATCAGAAAAAATGTATCAAAAAACATATGAAACGAGGTTGATATAAATGAGTAAAGAAAATAAAGTCACATTTGGTTTGAAGAATGTACATTATGTCCCAATTGATATTCAAGAATTTTTAGTGAAATTTGGTACACCAATTCCATTACCTGGTGGAGTTGAACTGACTTTTGAACCACGTGGTGATTTAATTGAGTTCTATGCAGATGACATGCTTTATTATGCAGCAAGTAATAACCAAGGTTACGATGGAACGCTATCTATTGCGACTATTCCAGAGCAATTTGCTATTGATGCGCTTGGAGAACAGTTAGATACAGAAGATGGAGTATTAAATGAGTTAGCCGATGCAAAGGGTAAAGCATTTGCTTTATTATTTGAATTTGATGGCGATGTGAACGCAACTCGACACATTATGTATAACTGTGCAGCAAGTCGTCCAACGCTTGCGTCAAAAACAAAAACAAACTCTGCTGAGCCTAATACAAATGAATTGAAGTTTGTTTCAAGTCCGATTATTTTAGCACCTGGCGGAAGACCAATAGTTAAAACAAAGACAACTTCTAAAACAACTCAAGCTATTTATAACGGTTGGTACAACGAAGTGTACGTTAAAAAAACAGAAGCACCAAAAGGAGCGTAAGTAAATGGAAAAAACAATTATTGTAGATGATAAGGAAGTCAGATTAAAAAGCACAGGAGCTACTCCAATCCGATTTAAAGCGCAGTTTAGAAAAGATTATTTTGCTGAACTTTTAAAATTAGCACCACTTGGGAAAATTGATATGGAAAATTTGGATCCAAGTAAGTTAGATAGTGTAGATTTCGAAGTATTTTATAATCTAGTTTGGACTATGGCGAAAACGGCTGATCCAAAAATACCAGAGCCGATGGTGTGGTTAGATTCATTTGATGAATTTCCAATCATTGAAATCTTAGAAGATATTCAAGATATGATAGCTTCCACAATTCAATCTAAAAAAAAGTTGTAGATAGCAATAATAATAGTCAACAAGGAGCGAATCAGGGTGATGTATTCACAACTGAGACGTTCCTTATTTTGTGTTATAAATGCAAGCTTACCAGAGCTGATTTAGAGGATATGACTATTGGTATGTGCTTAGATTACATCGATGAATATTTAGAAATGCAGAAGCCACCACAAGAAAAAACGCGTAAAGCAACTCAAGAAGACTTTAATTCCTTCTAGGGAAGAGAGGTGAGATTATGGCAGGAAGAATTAAAGGAATTACTATTGAAATCAATGGGAACACTGAGCCGTTACAAAATGCTTTAAAAGACGTAAATAAACGTAGTAATGATTTAGCAAAAGAATTAAAAGATGTTGAACGTCTTTTAAAGTTTAATCCAGGTAATGTGGAAGCATTAGCTCAAAAACAACAATTACTTACACAAGCAATTGAAAATACAACACAAAAGCTAGATAAGTTAAAGGCTACGGAGCAGCAAGTCCAAGCTCAATTTCAAAACGGTAAAATTTCTGAAGAACAGTATCGTGCGTTTAGGCGTGAAATTGAATTTACAGAAGGATCGCTTAATGGTCTAAAGGGCAAACTTGCTGGATTAAAAGCCGAACAGGACAATATAGCAAGTTCAACAAGACAATTAGAAACTTTATTTAGTGCTACAGGAAAAAGCGTTGATGATTTTGCAGGAGCGTTAGGAAATCGTTTAGTAAATGCAATTAAAAGTGGCACAGCTACCAGTAGACAGTTAGACCAAGCAATTGGTCTTATTGGTCGTGAAGCATTAGGGGCAGAAGCGGATATTGAGAAGTTACAACGTGCGCTTCGTTCTGTTGATGATGGTAATTCAATACAACAAGTTAGAAATGATTTGAGAGACCTTTCACGAGAAGCTGAAAGAGCCGGGAAAAGCTTCAAAGAGTTAGACATCGGTTTAGAGAATATGCTCGGAGGAGCGATGGCAGCTGGCGGTATATCAGGAGTAATCGAAAAAGCTCTTGATACTTCTAAATTAAAAACGAAAATTGATGTAACTTTTGAAGTCCCAGCATCATCTAAGAAATCAGTTGAACAAGCTGTTAGAGGTATAGAAGCATATGGTGTGGATGTGGAAGAAGCACTTGAAGGAACCAGAAGACAATGGGCTTTAAACAAGAATGTAAGTGATCAAACGAACACTGCTGTTGTTAAAGGCGCAGCGGCAATTTCTACAGCTTATGCCGGTATTGATTTTACTGAATTAATTCAAGAAGCGAATGAAGTTGGTAGTGAGTTAGGAATAACTAACGATAGTGCTTTAGCTTTAACAAATTCCTTATTAAAAATGGGCTTTCCGCCTGAACAGTTAGATATTATTGCTGAATATGGGGGACAGCTTACACGAGCAGGTTATACGGCTGAGGAAGTACAAGCTATTATGGCTGCTGGTGTTGATACAGGCACCTGGAATATCGACAACCTATTGGATAAACAATTGTCCCTATGAGTGGTGACATTCATAGCAAACTCCTTTAATTCGGTGAAAGTCTCAATGAGATAATACCGAGCCAAGCCCAATATAAGGGAAGGTGTAACGACTAATTGTAGGGTGTAAGCCAATGACATCCGAAACGGGGAGCATCTTTTACAAAGATGATGATATAGTCTGGTCTTGCTGGTGACAGTGAGCTGTCCTTAGAGGACGGGTGAAACTTTGCGAATTTCACTGAACATTACGGGTCTGAAAGAAGGTCGTATCAAAGCGGCTGAATTCGGTCAAGGTGTCGATAAGTCGATGAAGGAAGCACTTGAAGGTACGAAAATTTCAGCTGATCAGTTAGAAAAATGGGGACAATCTGTAGCAAAAGGCGGTAAAGAAGGTTCAGCCGCTATGACTGATATTGCTAAAGCGTTGAATGAAGTTGAAAATGAAACAAAACGAAATGAGATTGGCGTGAAGCTTTTCGGGACCATGTTCGAAGATCAAGGACAAAACATTATAGATACACTGTTGAACGCTCAAGGTAAAGTTATTGATTTAAATGTAAGCCAAGAAGAGTTAAATGAAATGATAAAGAAAATGGATGCAAGTCCAGCTATAAAGTTTCAAAAGGCAATGGGTGATTTAAAAATGGCCCTTGAACCACTTTTGGGCGTAGTAGCTAACATTATTGGAGCCTTTGCAAGTTGGATTTCTGCTCATCCAGCACTAGCAGCAGCATTAACAACAATTGTTGTCACACTGGGAATACTAATTGGAGCATGCATGGCTTTAGCTCCGGTATTTGTCACCTTATCCAGTATAGCTGGAATAGTAGGTGTAAGTGTCGGGGCTATTGCTGGTCCAGTTGCATTAGTTGTAGGTGGATTTATTGCCACCACCGCCGCAATTACCGGGTTAATCATTTGGATGCGACATTTATGGCAGACCAATGAAGGGTTTAAAAATAGTATTACTAGTGTGTTAAGTGGTATACAGAGTTTTATAGATATACTCGTTTCATTAGGTAAATACTTATTTTGGACGGCCGCAGACGGAGACCACTTAAATGATTGGATTACCCATTTACCAAAAGGATTTCAAAATGCAGCTGAAATAATAGGATTAGCAGTTAGTAAAATACGTGAAGCGTGTATTCATCTTTTTGATGCTGTGAAAGCCGTTTTTTCGGGAGACTTTAGCCAGTTAGGTGAAATCTTTAAGATGATTGGTCCTTCTATAGCGGGTGCAATTATCGGCGGGCTTCCTGGCATTCTCGTATCTGTATCTCGTTATTTACCAGCAATAGCAGAGTACTTGAATGCAAATTCAGGAATTATTCTTGAA